TTAATCATTAAAAATTCTTAAAAGATCATAAAAGAAATACAATCTATTCTTTCTCTTACCATCGCTAAAAACATATTTTAAATCTTCAAACTTTTTAATATTATTTTTAGCTGTTGTATATGTTATATTCATCGAACTTGATAAATTATTAATTGAAAAGATTGGATTTCTAAAAATATAGTCTATATACTCATATTTTAATTTATTGCTTTTTACTTCTTTAATTAAAACATCATATAATTTTTCTACCATTTTTAATTTTTCTATATTCCTTTTAGATTGATTTATAACACTATCTAAAAAGAAATTTATCCAACCAATCCAATTTGAGTTTTCTTTTCTTGTTTCATCTAAATAAGCATAATATTTAAGTTTATTTTTTTCTATTTCTTCACTTATATTAAAAGTTTTATTGTTTATCAACCCTCTTTCATAAAGATAAAGAATTATAAGTAATCTACCAACTCTACCATTTCCATCTAAAAAAGGATGTATTGTTTCAAACTGTGCATGAATAATAGCTATCCTAATCAATTCATCCAATTCATCATTCACATCATTTATATAAGTTTCTAAATTAGACATATATAAATCAATTTTATCTGCTATTGGTGGTATATGCTTCGCATCTTCTATATTTTTCCCACCAATCCAATTTTGTACTTTTCTATATTCTCCAACATTTCTATTAGATCCACGACCACTTTTCAACATTTCTTTATGTATAATTTTAATTAATCTAGTTCCTATTGGTAAGTCTCTTAGTGTTATAATCCCTTTATTTAAAGCTTCAATATAGTTTTTAATTTCTAATGTATCATTATTATATTTTAATGTAGCTTCTGCTTGAATTATCTCATTAAAACTTGACTGTGTTCCCTCTATTCTTGTTGATTGTAAGGATTCATTAACAGAAAATAAATAAAAGAATGTTTCACTTAATTTGCTATGTTCTGTTCTCACATTTATTTCTTTTATTAACTCACGTGCTTTTATAACCTTTTTATTTAATTTTATAATTTCTTCATTTTCAAATTTAATAGGTAACAATTGTGGTTCAAACGGTTTTTTCATATTCATCAACTCCTCGCCACAATTATAACTTATATTTTAATTTTTTTCAAGTTTTTATAATATAGTGGCATTTTTATCTACTATATTATATTTTTTTGTTTTTTTCAAAAATACCAAGTTGCCCCTGCTCTTGCAACTACTTCCGTCTTTTTAATATCAAATAGCTTACTCTTAAGTGCTACATCTGCATACACTAATGATCTATGATAATCTCTTTTAATATCACTTAATACATCACTAAAATTTGAGTAATTAGAATTGTAAAGAGGGGAAGGGGAATTTACTTCCCCATTTCATCTTCTTTTTTATCTTTTTCTATAGCTTCATTTATTTCATTTGTTGCCCAAGCTTTCTCTACTACTTTTTCTGCTACTTCCTCTGTAATCTCTTTCCCTATCTTCTTAGCTCCATTTACAACTAATTCTGTTGCTAGAGCCTTTTTAGATACTCCTGATTTATCTAAGAAATGTTTTTCAACGAACGATACTGCCTGTATTGATAATTCTAAGATAGTATCATCTATAGTTGTTTCTGTTTTCTTTGCTAATTTTCTAAATAATGGTATTAAAGCTCCAAAAATTGCTACTAATACCCCAGCTACTAATAATAAGATTTCTTTTGTTGTCATAATTTTCTCTCCTTTAATGTTTTTAATTTATTTTTAATTCAAAATGTGGATAATCTTTAAAACTCTTCCAATCTCCACCCCATGATACATTAAGTCCTCTATCTATAGCGAACTTTTTAAATACATTAGCTATAGCTGTAAGCTTTGATACATCATATAATTTTTCTATATTTGTTTCATTAGGAATATATAAACATATGTCTATAGCATGTCCATAACCACTTGATTTTATTTGATGATTAGATTTTTTAATATAACCATCGCAATTTGTTACAATATTACCTTTTATAGTTCTACCTTGTTGATACAACTTATTTTGATATTCTGCAGTCCTTACTCCTTGTGTTATTTTAAAATCATAGGGACTATTTGCAATTACTTTTTCCATTAATCTGACTAGCTTAGGGTGTATATTTTCCATTTTATTATAGCTTGCATTACTAAATTTATATCCCACTTCAACACCACCTTTCTTTAAAAATTTATATATAAAAAAAGAACAGCAATAATACTGTTCTTAAGTTATAATTATTTAAGTATGTTACCTATCAAATCCTAATTCTTTTTTTATAGCTTCCTGTAATAAATTTGAAAAATTTAAGTTATGATTTTTACCCAATTCATTAAGCCAACTAGGAATAGTAACATTTTTTCTAACCGTTATACTTTTACATTCATTAACATATCTAATCATATCTAAACTAATTAATGTTTTAAAGCTTTCTCCTTCAATATAAAATTCTTTTTCATAATCAGGAATATTTATTAATATTTTATTTATATCACTTGCTTTAGGTAAGCTTTTTCCTTTTACAAAATCATCATACAACCAAGTCCCAATATAATCTTCTGCCATTTTCATAGCTTCCTCTATTGTTTTACCTTCAGTTGCACCATTATCTAAATCAGGAAAAACAACAACATAATTTCCTTCAATAGCTTTATGAAATATTGCAGGGTAAACTACCATAAAAATCACTCCCTTTATAATAACAAGCTAGGCTTATTTAAGCCCTGCTTGCTTTAAAATTTTTAGTTCTAAACCTTTACCAAGTTCTTGTCTATGGTCTGGAACTACAGTGTATTTGCCCGTACTCTGATTATAAAACTTCCTATGTGAACCTTTTCCACCTGGTATTTGTTTAAAACCATTTTTTAAAAGTAATTTAATCATTTCCTTTGACGTCATAGGCATAAAATCACCTCACAATAATTATACACATTAATACTTGTAAAGTCAAGTATTTTTTAAATAATTTTCTTATATTTCAAGCTATCATATAGTTCTTGAGGACTTATTGAATAATAATTTTTAGGCAATAATATATCAAGCCTATTATCTATTAATTCAGCACACCATTCACTACATGTATATTTATCTTTGCTATGTCTTCTTAGATTAAATACTTGTGTTAACAATATTCCTTTCCAATCATACTTTTTACCTTTAGTTTTTTCATAAAAAGTCATCACATCTTTTTCAGTTACACCTCTCAATTCAAATATATCCCATTTTTTTAAATTAAGTGCATTTTCCTTTATTCTTACTCTTTGTTCTGTAGATATTCCTATCAAATAATTATCTATATATAATTCACAATGTGAATATTTACCTTTTGTAAACCATTTAATAAGTCTTGACCACCATTTATAATTATCCTTGTAAAATGCAATATAAATTTTATTCTCTTGGTAATTCATAATCTTTCAACTCTTCCTCACTCATATTCTTTATATCTTCTCTTATCTTAGACCATTTCTGCATTGCGTTTGTAGTCTGTTCTTGCATTATTTGACCTAGTTTCATCATCTCTTGAATAGTTAAAGTTACATAATGTTCATGACCCTCCACATCTTTCATTTTCCATTTATCAAAGACTGTTTGCTTAGTCATTTGCATAAATGATAAAATTTTTAATAACGATGTCTGGTCTTCAAGTTCTCTATTAGGCTGTAAGTATCCTTTAAATTCAAATGGTTTTTCTTTTTCTAATTGTTCGTAAGTCTTTGTCTTATTTATTAAAAAATCTCTTTTAGCTGCATAATTAAATTTAAGTACTCCATTTTCTATATATTCATATTCTTTTAATTCAATTTTTACAACTTTATCATTTTCTAGTATTTCATTATTTGATAATGTATATCTATTCTCCTGGTATTCTTTAAATTTATAAGCTTGTATTTCATCATCACTCATACTAACAATATCATTATCTTTTATTTTAGGATACTTTATATACTCTTTCTTTATTATTGATTGTGGATAATTAGTTAATATATCATTATCTTCTATTTCATCAAAAAAAGAGCCTATATAGACTCCATTAACATCATATACATATTTACTCATTTAATTACTCTCCTTTAAATTCTAATTCAAACGGTGGGATAATATGTGCAAATTGCCACTCATTCCATTCTCCTGCATCATCTAAAGACCATATAGCATAAAATACTTTTAAATACAGTACACCATCTTCAAAAGTTATTCCTGTTTCCATAAATTCTTTTTCAAATTTTTCAGTATCGTTAGTTTTTTCAGTAAAAATTAATTTTTGCTCTTTTATTTCTCCATTTTCAAGTTTAAATGAAAATGTTATGTCTACTTTTTTATCTTGCCAAGTGCAATAAGAACAATTTGAAGTTCTAACATTTTTTTCATTTAAGTGGAATGCATAACGAGTTCCATTGGGTCCACATGTTCCCCACTCCTCGTGTTGATTTTTATCTGTAAATATTAATTTAAATTTAACTTCAAATACTCCATCCTCATAGTCAGGAAGCTTAAAAAAGATACCGTATTTATTAAAGCCTTCGTTTAATTTTCTAGCACTTTGCCCTGTTTTATCATTTGCTATCATATCATTAAAATATGGTATCCAAAAGCTTTTGATATAGCAATCAATTTCTTTATTTTCTTCCATTTTAAGTTCTGAAAATTCTAAAATCAATCTAAAATGATCAACGGTATAATGTCCATCTTCCTCAGTATGTTCATGAGTTATCCAACTATCGTATTTTAAGCTAACATCTATCTCATCATAATCGATATATAATTTAGACGGAGTCGCTACCGTATATATCCCATATTCAAATTCATCTTCTTTTAAAGTTAAACAAAACTTATCATTTTCAAATTTACCTAATGTATAATTTACATCATGACTATTTATTCTATTTCTTTCACTTCTAAAAAAATTAAGAGATAATTCTTCAGATTTAGGATTTTTAATATATTCTTGTATTTGCTCATATTCATCTTTTATTGCTTTATTAAAAACCTCTTTTTTTAGCTTTATTTCAGCTAAATCATTTAAATAATAAGTATTTCCATAATAATTTTCGTAATTTTCTGATGTAATAACATCATCGCCTAGTTCAATTGGGAACTCAATAATATCTTCTATATTTGATGTTTTTGCCCAATTTTTTAGTTTAATAAAAAAACTTTTAAGACCAACGGCATTACCAGTATTATAAAATAATACTACACTATTAACATTTTTTGATGTAAATACATTATATTCATTTAATTTAGCATTATGCTCCCACTCATTTTTTTGTTTATCACCTATTTCAAATTGTTCATACATTCTCTTATAAAGCTCTTCCATACTATCTTGAACCTTTTTGTTGTATTCATTTCTTAAAAATCTTAAACCAACCTTTTTAAAATTTTCTTTATCAGGTATGCTATATTTACCAGATTTCCTACATTTATATAATTGTTCATTATATAATATCACATCACCTTTTTCTAAATTTTCAGATATGCTTTTTATTTTTTCACTTCCTATTAAGCTTTTTAATGATTTAATTTTATCATTAACATTAGATACTTCTTTTAACTCCATAATTATTTACCTCTTAAACTTATTTTTTTAAAATTTGTTTCATCAGGTATTGAATATCTACCAGCATTTTTACATTTATATAATATGACTGCATCATCTTTAAAATATTTCATTATATCGCCTTTTTTATATTCTTGCTCAACACCACTATTTCTATTTACTCCTTGCCCTAATAAAGTTCTTAAACTTCTTAATTCACATTCTTTATTAATTATTTTTTTAGTATCTATATCCATGTCATACCTCTTGCCATATCTCTTCAAAAGTTGCAAATTTTAAACTTTTTTTATAATTCTCAAATTCTTCTACAGTTAAATAAGTTAAAGAACTATCTATTTTAATATTTAAGTCAGCTTGTTGGTCTACAATAATTATACACTTTTGAACAATATCTATTGCATTTTTTCCATTGTATGCTGGTAAATAATCCCCCTCATCACCTTTATTATAAGCATACATAATCTCTTTTCCTGTGTCATCTTGTGCAAATATTCCCATTTCCTTTATTTTAAAGCCTTCATTTATTATACTAGAACCTGATTTATCTCTATTAGATACTACAAATATAAATTCAACTATTCCATCATTTTTAGTGGTATATGAATTTACAGGAAACTCATTTTTAAAATCTATTAATTCTGTCAATGTTTTATCATCACCGTTATTAAAACCAGAACCTATTTTAAATTTCGTAAAATTAATTTTAGTTTCATGTGCTATAGCTCTACCTAATAAATTTCTACCTTCATTAGTTAAAATCCACCCCAAATAATTTGACATTTTTACCTCCTATTTTCTTATTCCTATATAATTTTGTTTTTTAGTTAATCCTAAAATAGATATATTTAATTTTTCATTTAAATATGGTAAATTAAAATCTCTCATACCAATAAAATTTACTTTTTTACATTCAGAATAAATTTTAGCAGTTAATTTAAAAATATAATCTCTATTAAATATTATTGCTTCTAATAAACTTCTAACATTTTTATATTCATTTACTGTTCTTAGCACTTTATCATATGAATTTTCTGTTATTTGTGGATATTCTGTATGTATCTTAAAATGTCCAGCAAGTCCACCATATTCAAACCATTCAAGTACATCAGCATCACCAAATAGTATATTGCAAATTGCTTTAACCGCTCCAACAGTCCCTTTATTGAAATGAAGTAATAAAGCATTGTTTAATAATTCAATTTTATTTTTCCTATCTAAATTTTCATCTAAATAATCTAAACTATTTTCCCAAAGTAAATAATTTAATTCATTATCTGTTAAATTGTCTAAATTCAAGTAAAATTTTTTTATATACATTTCATATCTTTTATATAAGGCATAATCAATTGCTTTGTAGATATTTTTAGTGTTTTCATCATTTAAAGTTGATTTAGCTGCTAAATCTAATAAACTTAAATTTTCTAATAATATCATAAGTCTTCGACCCCTTGATAATTAAAGCTACTAGATGTGTTTATTGCTACTTGATTAAAATCTAACTTTTTAAATGTCGGCTCTCTTAACACAACCCTTTTAACATCAGCAAGTTTTAATTTTTTAATTAATTCATCTGGATTAATATCTCTACCTATCTTTTCTTTTTGCCAAGTTATAAATTCATCTACTGCTTTTTTTACATTTTCCTTTATTATATTTAAAAGAGTTTCATTTTCTCTTTCTATATAATAGTCAAAGTCAATATTATAATTGTATATAATTGGTGATTTAATAGTTAATTTATCTGTTAAAGGTCTGATATTTTCATCATTTAAAGTATTTTCTACTTGAATTTTTAACTCCTCACTTACTAAACCATTATCAGTTAAGATATACACATCTACATTTGTTGCACTCGGTGAATTTACTGTAACATCTAGGATATTACTACTTGCTGATTTTGCCCAAAATGAATATGCACCACTTGAACCTGCCGTGGTAAATGATTTGGGTATTTCTCTTACTCTATTTCTATAACCTTCATCACTTTCTTCATCTGTTCCATTATTCGTAATAGTAATATTTTCTACTCCTGAATAATATGGGTAAATATCTACCATTTCATTTATTTCGCCTATAGCTATATTATTAGCCCTTGTTCCAAGTGTCGAACAAGTGGCTATACCTGTTGTAAATAAACCACCTTGTTTAACCTTATATTCATTATCTGTATAAAAATATAGGTCATTATATCTAATCCTTGAATTTTTAGGAATTATTATATCTCTTTTCTGTTCTTTAGATATCATAAATTTAAAGGTTGCTCGTGCCGGACTTTCTTTTAAGCGTTTCCCTCTTTCTCCATATAATTCACCTTTTAAATCAAGTCTTTCACCTCTTGCAAATCTTAGATAATTTTGTTTTATTTCATCGTTATATTTTTCTTCTCTAAGTCCTAAGACATAAGCAACTGTTTTAAATATAAGCATTTCAGGACTTGCTTCAGTCAATTTTCTCTTAGTTAATTCCTCATATTTATTTTTCATATCATTAACTAATTCTTGAAAATTAGCATTAATTACTTCATAATCTGTATATTCCATTATATTATCACCTCAATTCCAATAGAAATATCAAAATTATTATTTTCTTTTAATTTAATTTCAACACTTTTTAAAAAAGCTCTCGGCTCATATTTTTTAAATTCTTCTATTAAATGTAAACTAAGTTTATTTTTTACAACATCTATATTTTTATCAATCAAATCAGAATCAAAAGCAAAACTTCTTTGTAGTGGTTGTTCTTCTTTACAAACTCTTAAAATTATAGCAACATTTCTTAAAACATCTTCTACTTCATTTAGTGGATTATAATTTATATGTATATCCTCAGTTGATATCGTAAAAATCATTTTTTAGCTCCTTTTAATATTTTTCTTTGCTTTTTTTGTACACTGGATTTATTTAATTTTGCTAACTTTGGTCTATTATCATTTTGTTTAATTATTCTATCATTATGATTTTTAGGTTTTTCTATATATTCTTTTAAAGACAAACTTAATTCTATAACATCAAAGTCTGAAGCATTAATATTATAATAGCTGTTAGTTTCATTTAATTCTGTTATTATAAATGGATTTTCGCCAAATACTTGACCTCCAAAAACTAGATTATTAACTTCACCTTTTTCAAACATATCTTTAACTTTTAATACTTCTTCTCTTAAATTAGGGGTAAGTGTTCTATTAAAATGAATATTAAAGCTAACAGTAATTAATTCTCTACCCTGAAACCTAAGCATACCTATGCCATAAATAGGAGAATGTTCGCTAATTTTTGCCTTATAACTCCTTGAAATTTGATTATTTAAAGAAACAACCTTTTTATCTGACACTTCAAATATTAATTTTCCAAAACTTCCTATCATTACTGTGGACCTCCTGTAATACCTGGACCTGGATAAATTCCAGAATGTGTATGTGTATTTAGGTTAATACTTCCACCAGTTATAGTACTTCCATCAACTGTTAAATCAGATTTTATTTTAACATTTTTAGATATTTCAACATCTGCATTTATTTCTATTTTTTTAGCATTAATCTTTATTTTTTCAATAGGTTCTAATGTTAAAATTCCATCTTTATATGACCAAAAGCCACCATCAGAAAATGTTCTTTTAATTTCATTTTCATTGCTTGGACCTTTTCTCATAGGAGAACCTAGAACCACACCCTGTTCAATCATCCCTGGAATAAATAAGCAATATACAGTCTGTCCTTTAGATAACATATAACTATCTTGATGACTTTCACTAAAAGGAACTAATATATTTATCCAATCACTTACCAAATCATCTTCTTGTGGAAATATTACCCTAACTTTACCTTTTTCTACATCTATATCACTTACTTCCCCAACTTTAAATATTTCCATTTATTTACCCCTTTCTTTTATTTTTGTTGCTTCTATATCACATGAATAATCACTATCAACATTATGAGTTACTGTTTCTATTACATATATACCCTCAAACTTACCAAATGAGCTATCAAGCTCTATAATCCCACCTGCAACATATTTAAAATCACCATCAACATTTAAAGTAATTCTACATTCTTTTCTTGCAATATCTCTCATTATCTTTTTAGCGATTTTTTTACTTTTGCTTTTACCTTTAGTTTTAACTTTTTTTACTTTTTCCACTTCTGCTAATTTCTTTTTAGATAATGCATTATCAAATAACTTATTTTTAACAATTTCATATTTATCAGCCATTGTCAATTTCTCTTTTCCAACTCTTTTTTAGTTATTATTTCTTTTATTAATTTCTTTTTATCTGGGTCATAATACGATACTTCGACTTTATCATAAATTTCCTTATTTTGCTTTCTTAGGGTAAAGCTTTTTATCCTATAATCATCTATACTAAATACCACTGCTGCTTTATTAGATAGCATATTATCCTCATCAAAAACTATTATTTTATCATCTGATATTTTCATACTTAAACCATGTTCTACACAAATTCTATCTATAAATTTTAAATCTGTTTCATTACTTTGATCTATTCTTTCAAAAAATTCATTATCAGCATGTAATGATATACTCATACCATGTTTTGTTGCTATTTGAGATATTAATTCTTCTAATGTTATTTTTTCCCAAGCCTTAGTATTTTTTTGATCTCTAATATTACTTCTTAAAGGTAATGCTATACATTTTAAATTAAGTCTATTATCATTAAATGTTGGTTCATCTATATAAAAAGTTCCTAAAGAAATGCCCTCGCCACTTTCATTATCACCTTGAAAAAGACCAACTACAAGCTGTGCTTTTTCATCAGGATACCATTCCCTAAGCCATCTATAATCTAAATTCTCTAACTCAATTTCTAAATCATCTATAGCATTTCTTGAATTATCTGTATATCTTATAGAGCTTATAGAATGGCTTATATCATTACTTATATCCTTTTTATTAAATATTATTATTGCTCTTATACGCCTAGCTAACATAACTAATCTCTTTTCCAAGGTGGTAACATAGAATAATCTTTTATAATATCATTAGCTTTTAATTCTGGAATAATAATAGGAATATTTGAATCAAATACAGCTATATCAATTAAATCTAAATTAGCCTTTATTAGATTACTACAATAAAATTCATTACCATATACTTTATATGAAATCAAATCCCACGTATCACCAGAAACTGTTAAATATACTCTTACATCTTCCATTAATCAAAAGCCACCCTTCTTTTTCTATTATTATTTTCATTTATTATTTTTAATACTTCTCTTGCTATTTCTTTAGGATCTTGCCCTGTTATGTAGAAATTAAGATTATCGCCACTAGTTTTTATATCCTGTATAGTATTACTTGCATTAGTTTTTAAACTATTTACTTTATCCTGTAAAGTACTTCTGGTCTGAGAATTATTTAATATATTTGTTCCTTTAGGTAGGTTCAATAGCATACTAGATGTTGCAAGAATAGAACTACCCCCGTAATTAATTAACTCTGCCCCACGTTCTGCAACTGTTGTTAAACCTCCTCCCCAATAATTAGTACCCGAATAATTTTTACCCCAATTAAACGGATTTATCCAACTTCCAACTTTAGAAACCGTATTTTTAATTCCTTGCCAGCCCTTAGAAATCCAAGAAAATAAACCACTAAATAATTGTTTACATTTTTCTACTATAATAACTATTGCTCCTTTTATTCCATCAAACACAGCTACTACACCATTTTTTATCTTTTGAAATACATAAACTGCACCAAATTTAATACCAGTCCATATTTTATTAACAAAATTTCTAAACCATGCAAATTTTTTATACATAAGCACAAGACCAGAAACTACTGCAACTACTATTACCCCTATCAATACCAAAGGATTAGCAACAAAAAATGTCTTAATTACTATACTCACAGCTTTCAATATACCAAATAAATTTTTAAATACCCCTATAACAGAGGGTAGAAATGAAATTAAAAATTTAAAACCCTTAATAGTAAATGATAAAACATTTACAAAATACGTAATTGCTTTAGAAATACTAATAAAAGATGATATAAGAGATACAAGACCCTTTAAAGCTATTCCAACTACAATATTAAATAAAGCCACGGTACCTAAAGATTTCAAAAAATTTTCTACAAATTTAGGATTATTCTCTACAAACTTAGCAAGTTTTTCTATGAATGGAGTTATTAAAACAAGTAAATTTTTAATTACAGGTGCAAATGATTTCCCTGCATCTGCTAAAGCATTAAATAATTTATTTTTAGCTATTAACATATCGCTTTTTAAAGTGTCTAATCTGTTTTTATACTCTGCTTCTACAGCTCCTTGTGCTTGAGCTGATTTTGCTTTTTCTAAGTTTTGTTTTAACATTTCAACATTAGCCATCATACCAGTTATTGAATCTAATGCTTCTGAACCGAAAATCTGTTTTATTGTAGAAACTTGCATATGTTTAGGGAGTTCTTTCAATCTACTTAATACTGCTATAACTGTTTCTTCTCCATTTTCTTTCATACTTTTAGCTAATGTCATAGTATCTGTACCTAATAATGCAAAAGCATCTCGTTGTGCTTTTGTTGCTGCAGTACCTGATACTAAACCAGTATAAAGTTTTTTAAGTCCTGTTGAAGCTATTTCTGGAGTTTTACCAACTGATAAAAGTGTTGCACCAAAACTTGCAACTGCTTCATGTGATATTCCAGCAACACCTCCTAATGAGGCAACTCTCTGTGATATTTCTACTATTTCATGAGCTTTAGAAGCGGTATTATCTGATAAATAATTTATTGTATCAGCATATTTAAACAATTCTTTTTGCCCTAATTGTAATTGATTTTTAGTCTTTGCTAAAAATTCTCCCGCTTCTTTTGTACCTAAATCAAATGCTACTGCTATTTGTTGTGCTTTTTTAGTATATTCAACTAATTCTTCTCCTTTAATGCCAGACTGTGCTAATGCTCCAGATATTTCAAAAATTTCAACTTGTGATAATGGTGAGTTATCTGATATCTTTCTTAAATCAGAATAGTATTTCTTCGCCTCATCTCCTAACATTTTTCTTAAATCTGCCTGAGACTCTTCTACATCCATGTATATTTTTACTGGCAATCCTACAACTGCACCAAGTCTTGTACCAAGCGATAATCTTTTATCAGCAAAGTTAGAAATATTTCCTGCTACATTATCTACGCCATCATAAAAATTATTTATTTTTTTTCTTACAGTCTGAAATTTTATTTTTCTATTTAGTGCATCTATATGTTTTGAATATTTTTTTATTGAGTAACCCTCTTTTTCTATTTCACTTCTAGCCGCCTTAAAAACATTTTTTTGATATTCTTTTTTCTTATTTAATTTATCAATTAATGACATTTGCTCTCTTATTTTCTTTGATAATCCAGCATTACTTTTACCTGTTTTTTCATGTGCCTTTTTTAGTTCATTTAATTTAGTTACAGCTCTTACATATTCATTTGATAAATTTTTGTAACCTTGCAGAGAATTTTTAACATTTTTTAGCTTTTCTTGTGAATCACTTAATTTTTTTAAATTATTATCTAACGCTTCTGCTTTTACAGTCAATTCTTTAAAAGCATTACCTGTTTTAGCTAATGATGTTAAAGCTCCTGAAGCTGCAACTCCAAGCACTAAATTAAATTCCATATTTTTAACCACTTATATCCTCCTTTCTTGAAAATTTGTAATTTAAATGATATAATTAATCAAAAGGAGATGATTACATGAAAATTAGTACATCTACAAAAAAATTAATAATTAAAATACTTAAAAAAATCATAATTGAAACATTAAAAACCATATTAATATTATTTCTTATTTCAGCAACTTGTATTATTTTTTTTCCTTTAGGTATATTGTTACTTGGTATATTTAATATGAGTTTTTCAGGAAAAATATTTGTTATTACAGTTATTCTATGGTTATATATTGTAGTATATCATTATATTAATTATATAATTTATTTATTCTACGATATCTTTTACAATAAAGAATAAAAATATAAAGCGACCAATCAAATCAATTGACTGTCGCCTTTTTTATTATTATCTTATTTATCTTGTTCTTTTAACATTTCCACTATCTTATTTGCTCTACTTATCCAGTATTTTAATTCATATAAACTACAACTTATTAAATCATCATAACTTACATTTAAATTAATTTGTGAATTATTTAAAATACCTAACAAATCAGTTATTGTATCTAATAATATCTCTACATAACTTATTCTTCCGTTTCCTCTATTTTCTCCTTCTCCTCTGAAACTTCCAATGTTTTGTTCAAAAAAGATTTTACATAATTTATAACTTTTAAATAATCATTAGCATTCAAATTTAATAAATCACCATATTTTACATCTATAAGTTTAGAAGCAACCGTTAATGCCCAACTATCTTCAAGTTCTTTAATAATAGATGCCTTATTTCTTACCTTATATTCTTTTTCTAAGGCTATCATATCCTTACCTGTCAAAATATCAAAATCTAACTCAAATTCATTAAATGTTTTTCCTGAAAAATTATATTCTCTACTTAATTTTATTATCATATTTTATCTTCTCCTTATATTATTCCTAGTAAAGCCAAAACTTTACTATTATTATGTCCATTTATATTTGATATGTTATTAAATACATCTATTTGTACTATTTGATTACCCTCAATAACTAATTCATAATATGAAACAGATAAATCAAATGATGTTTCTAATTTAGAACCATTTTTAAGTTTTAGACCATCAAACTTTTTAATTAATCCTTTCATTGTAACATCTACACCTAATAAATCAAAACCATGAGTTTGTTTATTCATAACTTGAATTACACCCTTACATTCCAATAAAATAGGCTTATCATTATTAAATGTAATTAATGTGTTGTCTACTGTATCCATTTTTATTTTAGCTTCTAATTTCTTGTAATGCCCATCCAAAACTGCATCATATTCAGAAGTTAAACCTATCTGTTCTGTAGTTACAGTTGCAAGTTCTATATTAGGTAATTCTACTTCACCTATTCCAGCAAGGCTATTTGACCCATTTATATATATTTCAACCTTATTTAAAGCTACAGGTATATTATTTGTTGTTGCCATATTTTATCCTTTCTATTTACTTATTCCTTTTGCGAAATTAGTTAAAACATCTACATCATATTTTTTCTTAAATGTCATTGATTTTAACGATGGAATTATTCCTAATTTTATTATCCAAGTAATATCACCGTTTATTGTATTTATTAAACCGTTATCTTCTTTAGAAATTTCAGCTTTTGCCTCTAATAATTTATTAGGTACAAATGAATTTAATCTAATATTTATAGATTTAGTAACAGTTTCTGCAAGTTTTCTAGTAAATTTCTTATCTACTGTATCAAAATAAGTAATAACTAATTCATTTCCTATATATTTAAACATTCTTCTAGTATATACAAACTTATCTTTAGGATCTGTTGCCAATGGATTTTTAGCAGTTTCAGACCCCCAACATCTCCAGCCTTTAAAGTTAATCGCCGTTACTATTCCATTTTTATTTAAAAAATTAGCTTGATTTTCTTTATCAAGTCTCAAGCTTTCATAACCATTTTCACCTTTCCAAACCATACCATCACATTTATACATATAATTTGAAGGTGTTTGACATGGCACACCATCATTTTCTTTATCTACTAATAATGATAAAGCTGCATAATGTGTTGAATGGTTATAATAATTACCAGCAAGCGTTAATTTACCATATAAAATAATTTGATCATTATCTAATATATTACTATCATCTTTCCATTTTAATAATTCATCATATTTTTTATCTAATGGTGCATTAATTAAAGCAACTGTCTCAAACATTCCACCATTCATATTTTTAGCTTTAGTAGCCATAACTGCTGCAACATCACCTTCATGTGAAAAATCAGGAACATCTATAAATGATGGTAATTCAGAATAATTCAAGAATACTTCATCTAATAATTCTAAGCCTGTTCTTTGCATTGTAGTAGTATCATATCCACCTATAGCCTCTTTTTTTGTAATAAGTGATAAATCTATTTCATTAAATTCAACATCTACAGTCGTACTGTTAGTAGGTGTTACATATATTTCTAATCCAAGTTCTGTCCAATTCAATACCTTATCTACAATTTCAACACTATTTGTATTATTTTTAACAACAACTGTTTCTGGTATTATTTTATGATTTTTTATTAGTACTTTACCTTCTTCTACTTTCAAACCAGTTATTTTAGTACTAGTCTTTTTATGTTTACCTACATCAACTAAATTTACTACATATAATGGTGATACTAAATATAATTCAAAAAATATTTTTATTGCTTGTGAAATACTAAAATCTAAATCATTAGTATCTCCAAACATCTCTATAGCCTCTTTATAACTTCCTATTCTTAAAACCTTATTAACAGTTCTATTTTTTTCTTTAACTTTATTCATAGGTGCATTACCTACTATAAAATATCCGTACGCCATTTCCACAGGTAAAGTTATATCTGATTTTGTTTCACTTTGATATGTTCCATGTTTATATGACATTAATTAACCTCCTTTTCTAATATTTCTTTTAATTCTTCTGTTATATTATCTAATACAACTTTATTTATTTTTAATTTAGAAACATTTTCTACCTCTATTAAAAGTTTAGATAATATAGGATATCTTTCTAAAAATTCTTCTATTTTTTCTCCATAATATACTGAACCTTCATTAAATCTCATTCCTAATAAATCTATATTTTTACCTAAATAAACATATTGCTTTTTTATATCCATTTATTTTCCTCCCAGTTACTAATAGGCTCTACAGGTTCTCCATAAACAACAAAATCTATCTTTGAATAAAAAAAAGGCTCTTGCTTATCACTAAAAAAATTAACTGAAAAATTTTTAGTAACATCTACTGCAAAAGCTCCTTTTTTATGTACTTCACTTAGTAATTGTTGTCTAATGTAGTCCCCTAATGCTAAATTTTTTATATAATCTTCTTCTTTTTCTTCTTTTGTACCTATCCAAATTTCAATATCAACAGGTGCTTCATAACTATTAATACCTATTGTTTCTTGTGAAAAATTAACAATTCTTAACAAAACAAATGGAAAATAATTATTAGTCTTATTTCCATTTTCTCTATCAGCAAAATCATTAGTTGGTAAAAAGCCACGATATATATTTATATCATAATCAATTATACCATCACAAAAAGATTTTAATTTTTCTTTAGTTAAAATTCTTTTAAGAAAATCGTACAAATGTCTTTCTGTATTTACTATCATTTAATTATTCTCCTAATCTCATGTTCTAATCTTTCCTTTAATTTATTTTCTGCAAATCCTTGCAATTTTTCAATAATTGAACTTCCTCCAAACATTTGTGGTACAGAAGGACCTTTTAATCTTTTAATCGGTAAACTTGATTTACCTACCCTACTAAATGCACCTAAAAAACCATTGTGGTATGCTATAAATGAATTAGGTAAGACTTTGGTAGATCTTCTTTTAACCGCAACCCTTACAATTTTATTTCTTCTAACTCTAGGTACTAACTTAAAATGGTCAAGCCCCAAAGGTGAACCTACAACATTTATTAATCCATTTAATGTTGTAGTCGTTGATTTTCTTACCTTTAAATTTTTGAATAAATCTTTCCTTTTAATACTATATTCTTCGGTTACACTTTTTAATTGTCTAGTTTTAACCATAGCTAAAGTCCTATTTATTGCAAAAGATATTGCCTTTTTAAGTTCTTTAGGTGCTTTGTCAAACTCTTTAACAGTTGTTCCTACATCATATTCTAACTTTATCATATTTCTTCCCAAATAACTAAATCTATTTCATAAATTCCACTGTCTATCTTAGATTTTAAAACTTCATAATCTAAATCATCAAGTTTAAAATGTTCTCCAACACGAGGAATTGCATATAACTCTTCTTGTCCAATAAATATAGTTACCCCTTGTCTTATTACTCCTTCTATTTGAGTAAGAATAGTACCAGTTTTTATTTTATTTTCAAATTTATCCTCATCAACAACACATTTAACTATCCTGCCATTTAGCTTATGCTCTGTTGCAAATTCATTTAAATTTAAAAATGTTAAAAATATGTCTTTAGCAATAGCTTTTTTAAAATTCATTTTTACTTACCTTTTTATTAGATTTTACTGACTTTGAAACTACTTCTTTTTCAGTTATTTGATTATTTTCTTCATATATATTAACATCTGTTTCAATAATTTGACTTTCTTCTTCAACTATTTTAGATATTTGATTATTTTCTTCATATATATTAACATCTGTTTCAATAATTTGACTTTCTTCTTCAACTATTTTAGATATTAGATTATCTTTTAAACAAGCTTCTAATGTAGTTGGTTCTAATATAGAGATATTATCTCCAATATTATATAATTTACCTCCATATATTAATGGTAAATTTACTTTATAATTCATACATTATCCTCTCCTATTTAACTTTTAACACTTTAATTGATTTTGTATTTCTAGGTATCAATATAGGTTTTGAGATTGTTCTTAAAGTTATTTTATCATTTAATTCATCTTCTGTTATTCTTGGTATAAATTCCCCTTCTAATAGTCCATCTTTTATTGAACTTTCAGCTGCAAATTTAACCTTGTTGTTAATTGGTGCTAATAGTACTGTTCCTTCTGGTATAATTGATTTTGTTTTTGTTAAACCATCATTATCTACATAATCATAATATTCTTGATATTCTATTAAATCTACACCTAAAGAAGGTATTGAACCTAAGTATATTACTCCATCAATAGATACATATTCTGGTTTAATTGTTGCTATATCATATCTTCTAGTATTTAATTGTTCCATAAATTTACTATTTTTTTGTAATAAATCTGATGCAACAGGATCTAATACTATAATATTGGGTCTACTTCCACCATTTTCTGATATGTTTCTTAATGCAGTTTTTATATCTTCTAAAGGATTAGCATTTGCTTGATCCCATTTAGTAGCTATTGTTACATGATGTTCTGTATTTGAAATGTCGTAATATTGAACTTTATCTATAATACTATCTCCTTCTACATTTATTTCTAAATTATACAATACTGAGGCAGCCATATTTTCTAATCTTCTTGAAATTTGTGTCTGTTGTTCTTCAAGTGTTTGTGCAATTAATTTAGCTTTTTTTGTTTCTGGATCAGAATTTGAGAAAGGATTTTGTCCTGCAATTCTTTCAAAAGCAAATTCATCAGCAGTAAATGTTCTTAATGGTGCTATTTTATGAGGTTCATAAAATTTACCACTAAATGTTTCTTTAGGCATTTCTTGACCTGGAACAAATCTACTTACAATTGGAGCCATTAATCTTCTTCCATTTGAATATTCTACAATTATTTTTTGCTTATCTGTTGTTTCTCTATCTCCAAAAAATGTATCATATAAAAATGTTTTGGGTTTTTCCATTTGATTTATTACTAAAAATAAAGCTTTTAAAGTTATTCCTAACATTATTTACCTCCTAATTTTCTTAAATATATATTTTGTTTTTTACATTTTTTTATTATTTCTTCTTTTGAAACATTTCCATAATTACAATAATCTATTATAAATTCTCCTTCAACATATATAGGAATTTTTACTTTACCTTTTGAAGCATCAATATCTTCTGCAACTATTCCATATACTTCTGTATCTTCTGTTATAATCTTGCTTTGATCATCTATAATATCTCCCATTTTTAATGTTCCTGTTGATAATTCTAAAAACATTATTACGGGATCTTTAAATCCTGTTAATAATTGCTTATTTTCTACTTTATAATCCATTTTCATTACTTTTTCACTCCTTTTAATTGATTTAAAATTAAATTAGCTTTTACTTCATCTATGTCTATATTTTCTGATTTTTCTTTATCAAAAATTATAGGCTTCCCTTCTGAAGTTATATTGCTTAATGTATCAGAAGATAACATTTTTTTATTTTTTAATATTTCAAATGAAACATCTTTAGCATTTTTTATATCTACAAACTTTGCATTTGTTACTATTTCATCTGTGATACCTAAATCATCTATTTCTTTTATTCTATTTCTTTCTTGAATTACACCTTTTTCTACACCTTCATTTAATATTTCATTATAAATATCAGGATATTTTTCTAATAATTCTTCTTTATTCATTATTATTCCCTCCTCGTTTTTTAATTCTTTTACATTATTATTTTTAATTTTTTTCAAGTTATTAAAAGCTAAAGTATTTGAAATAATATAACTATCCTTTATTTCTAAATCTACTTCATCATTAACTATTTCATCTATAAATCCATATTCTTTTGCTTCCTCTGCATTTAACCAAGTTTCTTTATCCATTAAATCTGATAATTTTTCTTTAGATAATTTAGTTTTAGATAAATATGTTTCAATTATATTATCTTTCATTTTTTCTAATACTTCTCTAGCTTTTTCCATATCTTTACTCTCACCAATTGCTACAGTACTAGGATTATGTATCATAAAAAGAGCATTTTTAGGCATTCTAACAACATCACATGAACTAGTTATTATAGTTGCAGCACTTGCTGCAATTCCATCTATATAAGCTACAGTTTTTGATTTAGATTGTTTCAATAAATTAGCAATTGCTACAGCATGTACAACACTTCCTCCACCTGAGTTTATATGTACATTTATAATATCAATATTTTCTAAGCTAGATAATTGTCTATTAAATTCATTTGATGTTATACCCTCTGAAAGCCATCCACTTTTTCCTATTTCACCATATATAAAAAGATCTGCACTTTTATCTTCTTTATTCTGTATCAAATTCCAAAACATTTTCTTTTTCTTCATTTAATATATTCACCTCCTTTTCAATTAATATTTTTTGTTCTTTAGCCAAAATTCTGACATTTTGTTCAAAATCTCCACCATTTAATTCAGCTGTTTCTCTACTTCTTGTAGATAAACCATTATCAATTCTTTTAATCGCTGCATTAACCTCTTTCAATGGGTCTATTTGACCTTGACTTGGTCCATTCCATGTTGCATTTGAATAAGCTTTTTTAATTAAATAATCTTCTTCATATTTTGGTAAATCTAATCTATTAATTAAAAATGCATGTCTTAACCATTCTTCATAAACAACTTGACAAAATTTACGAGATAACCATTCACGTCTTTTTCTAAAAGTTTTCCATGCTTCTAATAATGCAGCTCTACTTGCAGAATAACTACTTGTAAAATGCATAATTAATAATTCATATGGTACGCCTATAGAACTACCAATTTGTCTTATAATAGCTGTCATAAATGGTTCAAATTGAGAATTTGGTCTTGCAGGATTTACTGTATTAACATGCTCTCCTGGATTTAATTCAAGTATAGCTCCCGAACCTAATTCTAAATTATCTCCACTAGTATCAATTCTGTCTTCTTCATTTATATTTCCAAACTCTCCAAGACTTCCTTGTTCTGGTCCTGAACTTTCAATAAAAACTGTTAACATAGAACTAATTACTGCACTCATTAATTCTGCATCTGTATATCTATCTAATTGTTTTAAACTTTCTATTACAGGTGCTAATATAGGAACTCCTCTAATTTGATTTGGTCTTTCTAATAATGCTAAATGTATAATATTAAGTTGTCCTTCACTACCATATATTGGTATATATTTATAATTTTCATTTGAATTTAAACTAAAAACAGAAGAATCATTTGGATGATTATCTAAAATATAATATCCTTCAATTCTTCCATTTTTATCAATTTTTATTCCATTTACAATTGTTTTATCACTTTTCTTATCTTTTGGTGTTGCAATTCTATCAGGCTCTATTACATTTAACTTTAATGAATATGGTGTATTTTGTGTTTCAAAATAGCTTAAATGTATAAAGCATTCACCATTTAACATTGTAGTTAAAAAAACTAAATCTTGAATTTGATAAAAATCTAAAAGCCCTGTTTGTTCAATATTATAATCAGCCCACAAAGAAAATTCTTGCTCTATTTTTGTTTCTATTTCTTCAGCTTCTATCTCATTTAATCCTAAAATCTTACTATTTATAGCTGATTTTAATTTTAAACCTGAACCAATTACATTAGTGTTTATTCTTTCAAGTCCACCTCTTGCTAGTGGAGAACCCATAAATAAATCCCTAGATCTTGCTACTAATGTATCTTTATTATCATATATATCACTTTGAGGTCCTCCTAAAGAAGTAATCCAACCTTGTAATGATTTTTTTCTTTTACTAGCTCCATGTTCACTATAACCTTTATTCATTATTTTTAATTTTTTTAAATTTTCTCTAGCTAATTGTCTTTTTAAAGCCATAATAGGACTAACTATTTCAACAGTTTTATCAATTAAATTCATTTATCATCTCTTCCTTTATATAAAAATCATTTATAAATCTCTTGGGATTATACCTCTTATTTTCTTTCTTTTAATAGTACTTCCTCCACCTGTATTTAAATCTACTAATCTTCTTTCCCATATCATTCTATTTTTTACTATTTCACTTAAATTAGCACGTTCTAATTCTCTTGAACCTATTCTATATCTTTGACCTGTCAAAACAGCTTTTTCAGCTTCAATATACATATTTATCATTTCTTGACATATTTCTTTATTATAATGCTCCATTATATCCCCTTTCTTATCATTCTTCTACCTTTTTTTTGATTTTGAACTAATTCAGTTCCTTTAATTTTATATTTTCTACTTAAATCAGGGTTCAAAATTTTTAATGCTGCATAACTATAATTTCTTAAATCTAAAGGTTCATTCCTTTTATCTCCAACAACTTTCCATTTTACTTTTCTAATACCTTTTTCAAAAGTTACAACTTTATTTTCAGAAGTTAAACCTTTAAAATATGTTTCAGTATATCCTCTTTCCACATCATCTGGAAAATGCATGTATCTTGGTCCTGGAATATCTATTTTTAACCTAGACATTATAGTTTCTTTACCTGTACTTACTCCTAAACTAAATAAAGATATCTGTCCTTTATTAGTTTTAGTTGGTCTTTTAATAAAAGGTGCGGCCTCTTGAGAACTACCTTTAATACCAAAAATTCGCTTAAATTCTCTAGGTTTTATAAACTCATAAGCTTCATTTGTATAATGTCCTCCTGTATCTATACAAGTACACAAAATTTTAATTTTTTCTCCATTCTTATATGAAAATTCTGTATCTAAATATCTATCTAATTGTTCCCATACATTTTTTTTACCAGGATTTCCAAAAAACTGTTTATAATAAATTCCCCAACTTTCTTCTTCCTCCCCCCAACCAACAACCTCTATTTCTAAACGGTCATCTTGGACATCAACACCAGCAGTTAATACATGCACTTCATCTGGTATTTCACAACCATAATGTTCTACTCTTTTTTGAATTTGTATAGGATCTAGTTTTTCTCTTTTTTCTTCAAAAGATTCACCAAGACAAGTGTTTGTAAAAACTTTCATTTTTTGCAAATCACCTTTTGCTTCTTTAAACTTTTTTATTATTTCACTCCACTTTGAAAATGGACTATATAATTCTGATATATGAAATCCTCTAACATCATAAATATCAATTTTATCATTTTGTGCTATCCACACACCTTTTTCTAAATTCTTCTTCCATTCATATTCATTTGAAACATTAAAGCAACTATTACATTTATGTCCAATTGGTTCAAATATAATATTTTGCCACTCTAATTTCTGTAATATTCCACATTTAGGACAAGGTATATGATATAATTCTTGTGTACTATTTTCAAATTCATCTTCAATTCTTGATTCTCCTTTTATTGTGGGAGTAGATGTTAATACTATTTTCTTATTCCAAAATGTAGTAGTCCGTGCAATAGCCAAATTCAATGGATCTCCTTCGCCTTTTACATCGTTAGGAAATCTATCAACCTCATCAGCTAATAATATTCTTATAGGTCTACTTGATAACTCAGTAGCTGAATTACTTCCAACCAAAACTATATATCCTCCTGCAAATTCTTTTTGAGTTATAGTATCCCTAGAATCACTATCAATTATTTTATTTTTTAATTGTGGTGTAGATAAAATCATATCATTAAGTCTTGTAGTAGCAAAATCTTTAGCTAATTCTTTTGTTGGTAACAAATACATTATAGGCGATGGATCATAATCAGCATAAAATCCAAATGTATTTAGTAATATTTCTGTTTTTGATAATTGGGCTCCGTACATCATAACTACTTTTCTAGTCTTATTATCTGAAATAGCTTTCATAACTTCTTTTTGATATGGAACTCTTTTTGTATTCCATTTACCAGGTTCTGCTGATGTTTTTGAACTAAGTTTTCTATAATTATCAGCCCAAGTATCAATTGTAAGTTTAGGCGGCGGATTTAATACTTTCAAAATATTTTTAAAAAGACTTTCAGTTTTATTTTTTAATTTTTCCATTTTCTACTCTCTTTTAATAATTTCTTCTATTTCTATTTCTTCTATTTCTTCAATATGTTTTTGATTTTTAAATAAATCAGAATTATAATTACTTAATTCTACTAATGTATCACTAATAGAATCGTGTATTATGCTTTGTATCTCTCCAAGATTATCACATGCAATAACTAAAGGTGCTATTTTATTAGAAACAGATAATAATTTCCCCTTAAGATTTACAAGCATATTATTCATAACTTCTTCAACAATTTTAGCATCGTGTAATTGATTTTTTAATTCTGCTATTCTAATTTTTTTTAATTCAGTATCAACTTTAATTTTAGAAATTTCCTCTTTTATTTTTTCATCTTTTAAATTTACATCAGCTTCTTTTTTAGTTTCTAAATATCTAATATATCCTTGTAAACTTTCAATGAATAAATATTTACCTGTTTCCGTTTTTTTTATAATTCCTTCTTTTGCTAAATTCCTTACATGCCTATCTGTTATACCTATTATTTTTGCTAATTCTACAGCTTTTATTAATTGCCCTTCTTTTATCAACATATGAACCTCCCTTCGGAACGGAAATGAATTAAAAAAACAACTCTAAATAGATACAAATCGGGCTTCGCAAGACCCTCAAGCCTTTTAAATCCTAGAAAGTACCTTATTTTTTAATTATCAAATAACTCAAGAACATTAATTTTCTTTATTTTAACCACCTCCAAAAAATTTAAGTTTTTTTCTTTATTTTTTAAAATAAAAAAGGAAATACAAATTACATACATGCACTTTATACTTCCTAACAAATCATAATATAAATTCTAAGAGGATAGAATTTCAATCTTAACTTATTGTAACACATAAAAAGGGCATAGAAAAGGGCAAAAAGGGGGCAAAATAGGGTCATTTTATAAAAAAAGTGGTAAAATTTCATTTTTTAATTTATTAATTAACCTCTTTTTATTCCTTTTTACTGTACTTACATCTATTTCTAAAATAGATGCAATATTTTCTAAAGTTTTCTTTTCAAAATATTTTAATGGTATTATTTTAAAATATCTATCCTTTTCTAAATCATTTAAATTTAAATCTATTATATCTATTATCTGCTCATACTTAGATATTTGTTTAGTATAATTATTTATTAAATCCATTCTTTTATCAATATCACTTTTAAAAATATGTGTTCCTTGAACATTTACTTCATTATCAAAATTAATAGATATAATTTCTTGTCCATTTTTTAAATTTTCTATCCTCTTTTCAAGAGATTTAATTTTTGTTTTATAATCGTTGTAATTATAAAGTAATGTTTCTATATTATTTGATATAATATCTTGCTTGTTTATCATTTAACCACCTTTCTTTAATCGTAAATAATTTCATATCCTAAATCTCTTAAATTATTACACATACATTTATAGGTATAATCTTCACGATTAAATAATTCTCTATCAATAGCATGATATATTTCTGATTGTTCTTTTTCACTATTTGTTACATTTTTCAATATTCTATCTATTTGTTTATATTTAGGACTTGTTTTTCTTCTATCGACATAACCATCATCTTCTAAGCACCAAATTTCTTGTAAAAAATCAGTTATTTTTTTTATGTGTTTAAAGGGTATTTTTTTCATCCTTTTTTCCCCATTCTTTTCTAAATTTAATTAATTCTTTTTTTAAATGTTCGGCACAAGCTATACACTCTTTTTCATTTTATGAATATCTTTCATTTCATATTCTACGGCTGTCTTAACCTCTTTTTTAATTAACTCTTTAATCCTCCTAATTTTCTTTTAATCAATTTAACCTTAACTTTTCTTAACTTTTTTTAAAAGGCTTCAATATATAATTTTATATCATCTTTTAATTCTAAGCTTTTTAAGAAATCATTTTTAAAACAACCTCTCTCATTTAAAAATTCACATAAATTGTAAAACATTAATACTTTGCTAGTTTTTATCATAAACCAAGTTTCATGAATAATACCTTTTTCTATACCATCTTTACTAATGGGAAGATTATAGTATTTTCCATATTTATTTTTTGTTGGTTTTAAATGAATATCATTTCTAATAGTTGGAACTATTACCTTTTCATTAAATTCTTTTAAATTTTTAATTTCAATTCTATCAATACAATATTCATTTTCTTCTAAAATTTTTTTATCAATTAAATTTTCAGTTATCAAATATTCATATAAACTGTCAGGATAATCATTGTTTCCAAATAGTTGATAATCCCCTATATCTACTCCATTTTTTTCTATATTAAGGTATATTCTATAACTCATAGTTTTATCCATCCATTAAATCTTCTATCTTTTTTTCTAACGATTTGATTCTAGCTTTATAGTGATTATACTTATAAAGTAACCTCTCGACATTATTATAAATAGTATCTTGTTCAGCATTTATCATTTAATCACCTAACCTTTCTTATATTGAGCCCATCCGCTCTTTTTAATATTTCTGTATTCTGTTCTATAATTTCAATAGCACTATATTCATTGTTTATTTTTGTTACATTAATCTTTAATACGTCCTCTTTCATTTTTTATCTCCTATCTTCTTTTATTTTTCAAATACTTGAATATATAATAAAATATATTATTTATATCTTGATTATTAATACAATGAAAAATTTCTTTTTTATCTTTTGTTTTTATAGTTAAATTTTTTATAAATGCTTTATCATTAATAACACATTCTATAAATTGTATATCATCTAAATCAATTTTAATTTCTTTCCCATTTCCATTTTTCAATTTTATTTTATCCATTTTTATCATTTGCCCTTAATTTTCAATTTAATTTAAAGCCGTTTTAAGCCGTTTTTATATTTTTTTGATATTTATACCCCTTAGACCCTTTCCGTTAAAATTAGATATATAATTTTGCAAATTAGGGGTATTCTACCCAAATATATACACCTGGATTTTGTTTATCATATTCAAAAAATAGGAATTATATTATCAGCAAAATCTTCTACATAATCATAATCTTACTTATTTTAATCTTCTTCTTATCCTTTCGATTCTCTCCTCAACACCATCACAAAAAAGTAATAATACTGTTATTGAAGCCGTTATTGTGATTATCCATAAAAAACACAGTTAAAAAAATATAACTATACTAATTGCCTTTAATACTTTAAGCATTTTTTCACTTCCTTATATACTTTCTACAATTAAATCATAAAGTTTTATATTATAGAGTTCTAATAATTCTAATAAAAAATTATTGTCGTTTTTAAATCTTCAATTTCTTTGTTTAATATTTCTTTTTCTTTTAATAGGCCCTTTTTTTCTTCAAATATTTTTATACTTTTAGCATAAAATTCTTCTAAGTATCTATTCTTTTCTTCTTCTAACAGCTTAATTTTAGCCTTATAATCTTCTAATTTAATATTCAATTCATTATTTTCTTTTTTTAAATTAGTATTATCATGAATAATTTGTTCACTAAAATCCTTAGATTGTTTCCATTTTTTATTAGCTTGTTCTAATTTATGTCTATAATTGTTTATTAATAGTATTAAAAAAATAATTATTATACTATAGGCCCAATTTATATATGTAATCATATTATCTCCTCCATTAAAATTATTACTTCATATTCGTTGTTTTCTAATCTTTCTACTCTATATTTAACTATTCTATAATTAATATGTTCTTTTTTAGCCATAAATAATTCTTTTTCAGGAATTAATGTTTTAGATTTAAAATAAATAATTTTTCCTGGGTTATTAATATATTTTCCTTTTTTCATTATGTTTTACTCTCCTTCAAAAAGTTATTCACATTTTAAGTGTTGTTTTTTGTAGTAAAATAAGCTATTTTAAAAGTTATTCACATTTTTGATAGTTATTCACATTTACCTCTTATATATTTTCTTATATATTATTCTTATATATTTTATAGGGAAAATTTTGTGAGTGTTTACTAATATTGATTTTTACTAGCTTGATAATGTACCACTTTTATAACGTATATATAGATTTTCTATAGGTGTATATATAGATTATCTATACATATATATATAGATTTTCTATATATACATATATAGATTTTCTATATATAGGTTCCTAAATTTTGTTTTTTAAATTTCTATATATAGATTTTCTATATATAGCTAAAATAAACATAAATAAAATCTTGTTCTTTTAGGTCCATTATTCTCTATTTTTATTAGTTTTGCACTCTCTAACTCAACAAGGTATTTGTCCATTGTCTTATTCCATTTTGTGTTTGTCTTTTGCATTAATTCACTTTTAGATACCTCTACAAATTCTTGTAAATCTCTATTATACTTTATTTGTAAGGCTCTATCTGCTCTTAATTTGTTATATAAGATATTGTATATATAGACTGCTTGCATGCTTATAATTCCATTTTCAACATACTGACTTAAATCTTGAACTTGCTTATAAAATCGTTTGCTTAATAAGAAATCAATATCATAAAAAAGGTGGGCCTTTGTGTTTTCCTCTATTTTTTCTATTTCATTATCATTTACTTCTTGCAATATTTTACTTTTAATTTGTTTTTCTTTTTCTTTTTTGGCCAACACTTCATCTATTACTCTACTTACTTCCTCCGTCATGTTTATAAGCTCCTAACTAAAATGGATAATCATCATCCTCTTCCTCTACTGCCTTTTTTTTATTTTTTGGTACATAATCTTTTTTGTTCTTCTCTTTATGCTCTGTTTCATTATCTAAGAAATGAAATTTAGATATTAATATATCTGTTGAGATTCTTTTTTCACCATCTTTAGTTTCATAAGAACTTGTTTGAATTCTTCCTTCTATTACTATTCTTGAGCCTTTTGTGAAATATTGTGCGATAGTTTCTGCTCTCTTTTCCCAGGCAATGCAATTAATAAAATCTGCTTTCTCTCTATCTTCTTCTCTTTGAACTGCTATAGAAAATCTTAAATAAGCTTTACCTGTTCCTGTATATTGTATTTCTGGGTCTCTAGTTAATCTTCCAATTAGTGATACTGTATTCATATTCTCTCCTATTCTAAATTAGATTTTATTTCTTTTAACTGTTCTACACTTAAATTACCAAATTCTTTCGCTTTATAATATTTAAGTATCTTTTCCCTTTTTTCTTTGTTATTTGCTAGTTTCTTAAGTACAAATTTCAATAAATCACTTTTACTTAATTCTTCTTTTTGATTTTTATCTTCAACATTATTAGCTTGGTCAGGATCTTTTGCATCATCAATTGCAAATAATCCATTTAATGCATACTTTCTAGCATAAGTAGAGGTTGAACCACTTACTTGTGCTGCAGTCATTTTATTTCCTTTTTCATCTTCTCTAGCATAAGCTGATATAACAATCTTTTCTTCTTGATTTTCAGTATTAGTCAATGTAGCAGTAGCCTTAATATAGTGTCTACCTTCTATGAACTCTACAGTGTCAGATAATGTAAGTACAACACTATATTTTTCTAGCAATGGTTTAAGGCCTTCAAGTATGTCTTCGCAACTTCTATAATAAAAATCACTGAATTTATTATATTGAGTCTTTGGGGCCTTTAATTCCAATTGAATTTTCAATAATTTTTCATGTAATGTTAATGTTTCTACTCCCATATTTCCTCCTCGTCAACTACATATAAATTAGCTAAGAAATGGCCTATATGGTATATAATTAATGTAAATAGGCCCCTTTGCAGTCCTATTCTTATCTTTGACTGACTACATCCTAAGAAATCTGCAGTTTTTTTATTAATTAATGTTTCATGTATTTCATTTCTACCTAATATTGTCATATTTATTTTTCCCTCTTCCTTTTTTTACTTATTTATGTTACACTTTTAATGTTTTTTTTAAGGACACTCTCGCAAAGTGTTCTTTTTATTTTCTAATGTTTTTTCTTTCATTTTCTTCAAACCCCTATTTTAAATTTCAAATAATGTATTTTCTTTTTTTATTTCAACAAGAATTTTTTCTTTAGCTAATTTATACATATCTTTTTTTATTTCAAAACCATATGAGTGTCTTCCTAACTCTTTACTAGCCCTTAAAGTACTTCCACTTCCAGCCACTGGATCTATAATAACATCTCCCTCATCTGTAAATATTTTAATTAATTGTTTTAACAATTTAACTGGTTTTTGTGTAGGATGAATTTTAGGTACTTCTTTTTTATCATCTAGTTCCCAATTAAACCAATTTAATACCATTTTTCCTGTCTTCTTAATATTGTTACCATTTTCATCTTTCTTTACACCATTTCTAAACTTAGGTAATTTATCCCTGTAAAGGACAAGAGCATATTCTGTTGCCCCTAAAACTTTCATATTTGCTTTTAATACTTGTGCACTTGTTTTTTTTATAAAAATTAATGGATAATAATTTTTAAACCCATATTTTTTTGCATACTTTACAACCATTTCTATTTGCTGAAAACTACAAAATACTATCATGCAACCTGCATCATTTATTTTTGAAGGCTCAGGCTTAATTAACTTACTACAGAAATGAAAGAACTCCGCAATTTTGAAATTATGGTCTGTATCAAAAAAAGATTTATTAGCTTTCTTACTTTTACCTTTTTTATTGTCTCCGTCAATATACCATTCAGGATTACTCGCATAAGCATTATTCCCTAAATTGTATGGTATATCTGCAATTACAAGCTGGGCTTTAGGTATTCCATATTTTTTATAATTTTGAAAATGATCATTATACAATTCACTTTTAATTTTTCTATTTATATTTTCATTTTTCATTTTTTAATTTTATTTACCCTTTCTTAATGTTCTTCTTATTCTTCTAATTTTCTCCTCAACACCATCACAAAAAAGTAATAATACTGTTATTGAAGCCGTTATTGTGATTATCCATAAAAAACTTTGTATTAATGTTAAATTCTCATTTATAAAAGTTAAAGCATATACAATAATAACAACGGCTTTTAGTATTACTAGTGTTTTTTCAATTATATTTAAAAACATAAGCATTTCCTTTTTTTCATTCTCTATTTTTTTTAAATCTTCTCTTACATTATCAAATTCAAATAATTT